ATGGTTGCGCCGCTGTATTGCTCCAGGAGGGAGTTGGCCTTTCCCAGCCCCTCCCGGAAGTTGGTCATGTCCAGCCGCAGTTGTGCGGTGATCGCACCAACAGTCATTCTGTCTTCTCTCGTCTGCGGTCAGTCAGCCCCAGCGAGCGCGCGAGTTCCTCTGGCTTCGTGGACGTGACGGCGCCCGCGTCTCTGCGCAGCCTGCGCACGACCGAGCGCAGCGCCTGGTAGGCCTTCTTGCCTCCCTGTGCAGCGGCGGCCGCGATGTAGGCGAGTTCCGTCTCCTCCGCGAGTCGCAGGGCATGCCGCTGTCGAATACACTCCGCCCACACCAGCGCCTGCGCCGGGGTCACATGCCAGAGGATGTACTCGTGCGTCCACCCGTACTCGCTCTGCAGCAAGTCGAACGCGCCCGCCCAGCCGAGGCTTACGGAATCGCCGCCGCCTTCGCTAACTGGAGGGCGCGCCCCACGTTTTTTCGGATGTCCGGGAGCTGGTTGACCTCCAGCGCCGCGGCGATGATCTGCGCCGCCTGCGCCAGAGTCAGGTGCTCGTCAAGGTACGACTCCTCGACCCCGAAGAGCCGCTGGAACAGCCGCCCGATTGCCTCGCCCAGGATGGGGAAGATCGCTTCCAGGTGCTCGTCCGGTTTGGCGAGATCAATCTCTGGATGCTCCCTGGCCACCCGCTGCGCCAGCGCGCCCAGATCGGCGGCGATGCGCTTGAAGTCGCCGATCACCAGGGGGCGCACTACGATCTCACGCTCGCCCACCTGGAAGCGCCGCTCCTGGGGCATGACCACTTCGTCTGGCGATGGTGCTTTCGATACGCTGCCTGTGTCGGTCATGTTGTCTGTCACCTTTGCGGCTTGCCCGCCTATGGCGTGGCTCTCCAACCGGGGGCGGCCCGACCTCTACTTCGAGTCGCCTGCAGGGCCAGGCCGCCCCCGAACTCTACTGGCTCACACTATGCAGTGAACTCTTCCCAACGCCCAACCTGGTCACCGGCAGGTCGGCTGGTGTCTGCCAGCACGGTGAGCTGAACTGGCAGGTCCACCTGCTCCTCCTTGCTCCAGGAAAGGGTGCCTGAGGCCAGCACCGCGCACCGGTAGAAGGTCAGGGCGAACTTCTTGCCGGAACCGGCCGGCAGCACCAGCATCACCGACTTCTCGGTGATCGCGGTGTCGCCGCCGAAGGTCAGTCGGCGTCGGCCTGCTCCCAGCTCCTCGATGGAGGCCGAGATTCCCCAGACCTCCTTGATATGCTCAAGCGTGACCTCCGCCAGCGGCATCGCGAGCGAGAACGTCTCGCCGGCCTTGATGGTGCGCACCGGGAGCAGTGACTGGTCGACCTCGATGTCCGAGGTCTCGACGCCATGCTCCACATCGAGGGAGCCGTGGGTGTGGCCCATGAACAGCCCCTCGATATAGAGTTCCTCCACCGCGCCCTTGATCACGTCGTCGGGTGAGAACGCGCCTGCGCTGAAGAAGAACAGCGCCTGGGCTATGGAACCGTCCGGCGTGCTCTCTCCGGAATCAGAAACGCCCACGTCGTTCAGCCCGCTGCCCCAGCCATCAAGGTTGGCCGCGTCGATGGCGACGGTGAGTTCGGTCGCCGAGACGTAGGTCACCCGCGACGGGTCAACATTCTCCCAGGCGGTCTGGCCGTGCTTGCGGTGATAGACCTTGGTCTCGCTCGGCGCGTCCAGGAAACCGGTGCCGATGATCTTGATCGCCGAGTCTCCCGCTTTCGCGTAACTCGGATACACATCCGTGATGGTTGCCACGTTGTTTCCTCCCTGCCCCGCCTACGAAGACGGCCTCCGCAGATCAAGGGCGATGTTGAAAGATGCGAGGTGCGCGGTCTGGTTGGCGGCCTGCTCGGTTCCTGTGTATGCCGGGCTGGCTACGGCCTCGATGGTGAGCGCCCACAGGCCTCCGCCCAGGTCCAGGTTCTGCTTGCGGTGCAGCCTGCCGTAGAGGCTGTATGCCTTTCGCAGGGCTGCATCAGGAGTCGCCGCCCGCGCGAAGAGCATCACTGTGGGGTGCTCGCGCTCCGTGTATCGGTCAGGCGGATAGCCCCCGGTGGCGTGCAGGCTGACGCAGGCAAGCGGCGAGGATGGTCGGTGGAGCCTGAACAGATCTGTCCCCACCGTTCCCTCGCCCTGGCTCTCCAGGTAGGTTGCCAGTTGATCAATGAGCAGGCTCATGCAAGCGCCCCTCGCAGATGGTCGTTCAGGTTGCCTTGATAGCGGTCGGCCTGCTCCTTGAGGTTGTCCTCCAGATACTTGGCCTTGCCGCCCTTCGGATGGTTGAAGTCCAGGCGCTCGTGCTGCACCAGCGCGTAAGGAGTGTTGAACCCAACCTCGCCCACCACCGCGTCTCCCATGCCGCCCTCGACCACCTTGCGCTCCACCATCTCGGGGGCCTCGGGCTGTCCGCTAACCTCGCGGAAGCCGCGGCGAGCGACCGCCCGGCCATTCGCATAGACTGCGGCCGAGCCGCTGGCGCGCAGCGTTCCCTCATCCACTGGCGCGTCTCGCATGGCGCGGCCCAGCAGGTCCTCGGTGTTTTCGGTCATGCCTTTGACGGCGGCCTTCTGGACGCGGTGCCACACCTCTCCGTCACGAGCCATCTGGCGTGAGAGTTCCTCCAGCCCTTTGAGGGCGACTCCGAACTTGCAGTAGGTTTGGCGACGAATGCCCGGCAACGCACTTACCCCTTGGGGACAAAGCTCCCGAAGCGCGACTTGACCAGATCGCGCACGGCCTCGATAGCCAGCACTGCCGCGCCGGCCCACCAGGCAGAGACGGACTGAACGTCCGCCGCCCAGACTCCCAGCGCAGCCAGTGCTCCCACGACAAGCCCCTTGGTCAAAGTCAGTTTCCAGTTGAGTCCCATCTTGCGTTTCCTCCCTTTGAGCCTACAAATACGCCCGCTTTAGAGCCGCCTCGCCTCCCAGACCTCGGGAGACCGAGACGGCGATCACATCCAGATAAGTCGCGCCGTCGGCAGACAGTTGATCTCCGACAAGCGCTGGCTCATCAGGCTTCAGGCTGACGGTGACCTCCGAGATCACTTGCTCGCCCTCGGCGTTTCGCACCAGGCGGCGCTTCTCCAGCCACCGGCCTTTCGTCTCGACCGGACTGGCGAAGGTCGGCTGTCCGTAGCCGTCAACGCCCGTCCTCGGCTTGCGCCATACATCCTGGGCGAGGTAGTCGTTGATCACGTCGCGCTCCCTGGCGACCACTCGCCGTCAGGGTGATCTGAAGTGGCGAGCACTCCGCCCTTGTCAATGAAGGGAGCGAGCAACGCCCTTGCCTCAGCGCTCTCCAGCGGATGGCCCGCGGTTGATGCGCCATACGATTCACTCAGCCCGTCCACCGAGAAGGAGGTCACGCCCGCCGCTTGCAGAGCGCGGCGGCGCTCCTGCTCTGCGCCTCTCGCCAGCAGGGCAAGCGCCTCCTCGCACTGAGCGTCCCTCACGCGCTTCGGGATGGCGTAGTTGCCATCGGTGTCTTTGTCCCGCTGGCGCGGGAAAGAGAGCGCCTGATCGGAGTTGGAAGGAGCGAGCGGATCATAGGGCCGGCCCATCGCGTCCGGCAGCTCGCCGGGATAGCCATAGGGCCGTCTGTGAACCCGGATGCGGCAAGCCTCGATGTGACGACATGCCGTCAGCAGCGCTTTCTCCTTGTCGCCCTCACTCGCGCCTGTCCAGGCGTCGGCGCGCAGCCGGTTGGCGAAGTAGACGTTCGCTTCCGTCAGAGTCACGTAGGAGTTGCTGTTCTCGCCTCCTACTGTCGCCTCGATGGCCACCCGCTACTCCTCGACTTCCTCCACCAGGCCGGCTGCGCAGAAGAGCAGGTGGATCGCGTGCGGAGCGGCGAACGGCTTGGGCGTGGGCGGCACGACCAGGATGTGCTCGCCGTAGCGCCACCGCACCTCCTCACCCGTCTTGCTGCGTAGGTTCACTGTTATGCCAGAGTTCGTGATCTTCTCCAGCGCCTCGGTGCGCGCGGGCTCCGACAGCGCCAGGAGCGCCGTAAGCTTCCCTGGCTTCGCGGATGCCGGAGCAGGCGCAGGGCCAGTCAGGCCGGCATCAGCCAGATCCACTGCCCCTCCACCGCCTGGTGGCGAGCTGGACTCGGTCGGGGCATCTCCCTCAACCGACAAGCCACTCGTTTCCTTTCGCATCTTGACCTCCCACAGTTACTCCGGGGCCGGGCTGAGCCGGCCCCGGTCGTTCACTTGCCGATCGCCAGCCACTCCACGTCCACCGCGACGGTCGCCGCGATCAGCGTGCAGTCACTGGCCGCCGTGGGCTTCCAGCAGTAGAGGTTGATCTGGCCGGCGGCCGCGCCCA